TCCCCATGGAAGATCTGTCTTACCTTGCTTCTTGCAAGGGTTGACGAAGCGAGTTTTCACCGATACCGGAGGTCTGCGTGAAGACGCAGATCCTACTGCCATATTTTATATACGGCAGATCTGCACATTCTTTAAGAAGTCGCGTGGTGATTGCTCGAAAGAGCGTAATCACTCCGCGGTCTCTAAGTTTGTCCAGACCGATATTGGGCTTCCAGCATCTATAGATTTTGACAATATCTGCAAAAGTGTGGCAGCTATTGTTATCTCGTCCTTGAATTTCTCAGATTCTCATGAGCAGTGCTTTCCCAAGCACGGCCCAGGAGCCACTTTTGAAAAGAAGTGGGGAAATGAGAAGTACAAGACGCGGGAGTTCTATAGAAGATGGTCTGGTATATTTGATCCTATTGACCTCTACGGTGTTCAAGCCGCATATCAATTGGATCAATTGATTATCGTCGAAGAGGACCAGGAAAAGCCTTGTAGGCTCTCCCTTGTCCCCAAGACGATGAAGTCCCCTCGATTGATAGCCGTTGAACCGACTGCCATGCAATATGCACAGCAGTACATCGCTTCACGGCTTATCAAATCCATGGGTAGCTCTCTATTAACTCGCCATATCGATTTCACGGATCAGTCTGTGAATCGACGGCTCGCTAAGGAGGGTTCCCTCGATCGTCGGTTGGCAACAATCGATTTATCAGAGGCATCGGATAGAGTTTCGATTGCCCTAGTTAATAGGGTATTCGAAAGTGATCCTGTTCTGCTCGCTTCACTTTTAGCGGTCAGATCACGGTCAACGCTCTTGCCCAATGGTGACGTTCTTTCTTTAAAGAAAGTCACGACTTCAGGATCAGCTATTACTTTTCCTGTGGAAACGTTAGTCTTTTTCATACTAGCTCTATCTGAGCTGGTACGGAATGACCCTCGCTCCCGTAAGAATTTGGTAGCATCAGTCCATCGTTTGGCGCACTCTGTCGCTGTCTATGGTGACGACATCGTCGTTCCATCAGGAGTTTGCAGAGCAGTCATTGATTGCCTGGAGTCGAAAGGACTCCTTGCAAATAAGAGGAAGACCTTCTCAAAGGGCTTCTTCCGTGAGAGTTGCGGCGGTGATTACTATCGGGGCTACGACGTAACCCCTAAGTATCTCCGCTGCTCCCCTCTCAATGACGCGCCTAGTCTCGAGGAGATATCCTCATTAGTCTCTACCAGTAATCAGCTATTCTTAGCTGGTTGCTGGCATGCTTCTGAGGCTATCCGGTTATGGATTGGTTTACACCAACCCATACCCGTCGTTTTACCAACGAGCCCCGGCGTAGGATGGTATGACTTCCGTCCTGTGTACGAGTTCACGAGGTTTACTAAAAACTTTGTGCACTCTGTACGTACGATTGTTGTCAAGACGAAGCCCCTTCCAAACTTAATTGATGGTTGGGACGCTCTTCTTAAGCACCTTATATCTAAAGGTCCTTCTGAAGATAAGTCAAATATCACCCACTCTACACCCCGATTTCGGAGTGTGGCTAGGTATAAATGGACCACCCCTTATTAGAGGGGTAGCGCGGCTTTCGCCGC